TGGGTATTCTGGAAAAAGCGGGTATTCAGGGTATTCAGGTGCGGTTGGTGCTGGTGGAGTTATTGGTAACTGGGGAAGTTTTTGGTCAAATGTAGATCAAACTGCAACTGTTAATACCGCAACTCCTGTTACTGTCAACAATATAGACGGAGATTCAACTGGAGTTTCTTATTCTTCAGGTTCGCATATTAATTTTGCAAACGCTGGAACATATAATTTTCAATTTTCTTTGCAATTACATAATACTGGTGGTGGCGGTTCTGGTGATGTTGTTAATATTTGGTTACGCAAAAACGGAACAGATGTTCCTGATACGGACACAAGAGTTACTGTAAACACAAATAATCCTTATTATGTTGCCGCTTGGAATTTTGTATTAAAACTTAACGCAACAGATTATGTAGAATTAATATGGTCAACAAACAATGCCAACATTATTATTGAACATGAACCAGCAGGAACAAGTCCTGTAACACCAGCAATTCCATCAGCAATTATTACTGCTACGCAAGTAACTTATACTCAATCGGGTTATAGCGGTGTAAGTGGTTGGTCGGGATTCTCAGGATCGGGAATAAGTGGTTACTCAGGAAGATCAGGTTATTCGGGAAGTGGAATTTCTGGCTATAGTGGGTACTCAGGTTCAGGTGTTTCTGGCTATTCAGGTAGCGGAATAAGCGGATATAGTGGCTCTGGAATATCAGGGTATAGCGGTTATTCTGGCTCAGGGATTTCAGGTTATAGCGGATCAGGAATTAGTGGATATTCTGGTAGTGGAATAAGCGGGTATTCAGGCTCAGGTATATCAGGGTATTCTGGTTCTGGAATCTCTGGCTATAGTGGTTATTCAGGTAGTGGCATATCAGGCTACTCTGGTTCAGGCATAAGTGGGTATTCTGGCATATCGGGGTATTCTGGAAGCGGGATTAGTGGGTACTCTGGTTCAGGAATAAGCGGTTACTCTGGTTCAGGTATATCTGGTTACTCAGGTTCAGGCATAAGCGGGTATTCGGGAAGCGGAATAAGTGGTTACTCTGGCTATTCTGGATCAGGACTTTCTGGATTTAGCGGCTATTCAGGAAGTGGAATAAGCGGTTATAGTGGAAGTGGAATTTCAGGCTACTCTGGTAGTGGCATAAGTGGTTACTCTGGCATCTCAGGATATAGCGGTGCTGGCTCAGAAATGTTAGCGGCTAATGCTTACACCAATGCCACAACATCATTTACTGATATTACTGGTTTAACAAAGTCATTAACTGCTGGCTCATATAGTTTTGTTGTTGAATTGGCTGGTCAATCTACTGGAACAAACGGAGCGCAGTTTACAGTAAACTTTTCTGGAACTGCTACTGTTGAATGGATACAAACTGCACAGGCTTCTGGAACAACTTTAGTAGCAACTAGCCGACAAACAACTTTAAATACGGCTGGTACTACTTGCTGGACAACAGCCACAACGGAGATGTATGCTAGACTATTTGGTGAAATTGTTGTAACTGCTACTGGAACATTTGCAGTAAGAGGTTTAAAAGTAACTAGCGGAACATTAACTGTTCGTGCCTGTTCATTAGTAATCATTGACCAGACGGCATAATATTTAATCGTAGTATAATATAGGTTTGTATAAACCTTGAAAGGTAAATATGAAGTACAGCGTTGTAATACCAACTTACAATAACTGTGAGGCGTACCTTAAACCGTGCATCGACTCAGTTATTAAGTTTACAGATATGGACGACGTGGAGTTAATTGTATCCGCCAATGGGTGCACGGACAACACTAAAGCCTACTTAGATTATTTAAAGACGGCCGTGCCGCACCTTAAAGTAATTTGGCATGACAAGGCACTTGGATACTCCAAGGCAAACAACGTAGCAATTAAAGAGGCGACGTGCGACAAGATTGTGTTGCTTAATAACGATACAGTTTTACTAGAGCAAAACAAAAACGATTGGGTTAATTTTTTAAGTAAGCCGTTTGATGATCGACCCAACTGCGGAATTACTTGCATTATTAAAGGACACTCCGAGCCAGCAAACAAAATGTTTGCCGTATTTTTCTGTGTTATGGTCCACAGAAAAGTATTTGACAAGATTGGCTTGCTAAACGAAGAGTACGGCGTAGGCGGCGGTGAGGACACTGAGTTTTCAATTGAAGCTGAGAACGCTGGGTTTGAGGTGGTGGAGGTATTTGAAAAGAACTGGGCTGGTAATCAGTACACCGGCTACTTTCCAATCTACCACAAGGGCGAAGGCACTATGCACGACGCCAACTTAGTACAAGGCTGGGATAACATCTTCTTGGTAAACTCATTGAAGTTAGCCAAGAAGTATAACTTTGAATGGTACCGCTGGAGATTATCAAACTTCTGGGAGCGTGCAGTATTTTTAAAGGGCGACACCGTGTACCCGCGCGAGGTGACAAGATACAACTGGGCAGCACAAAATCTGCTCGGTAAAAAGGTGTTTGAGTTAGGTTGCACCAACGGATACGGCAGACAGTTTTTTCCCGATGACATTGAGTACACTGGCGTTGACTACGACCCGATTATTATTGATGTGGCCAAAGAGCAAGGCTGGAACGGCACAAACAATACGTTTATTAGCACCGACATTAACAAGTTTGAGATGGGTCAGTACGACACCATCGTGGCGTTTGAGGTCATTGAGCACCTTGACAACGGATTAGAAATTGTTGAGAAGTTTAAAAAGCACTGCAAGCGATTATTGATTACGGTGCCGATGAACGAGCCGCCAGGCTTCTGGGGCCCACATCACAAGCTGCACGGACTAAACGAGCGTCATTTCCCTGGTTTTGAGTTTAACTACATCAACGAGCACGGACAGATTTCGGATACCCCGCAGAAGATTGATGAAAGTAATCCTTGCAATTTAATGATCTGTCGGTGGACAAATGAGTAAAGTGCTTTGTTCCGTGGCAACACGGGGCAGGTACTTCACAACACTGCCACTAGTATTAAACGCCATTATTAATCAGACACGGCCAGTAGACAAGCTGATCGTGTTTGATGATAACGACGAGCCAAAAGACATGCGAAAAGAGATGATCTATCAGTACTTTTTTCAGATGTTAGACATTAAGGGCATACCGTGGGAGTGGCAGTTTGCTGAGAAAAAAGGCCAGCACCACATACACCAGCGCGCTAACTTGATGGGCTATGAATGGGTGTGGCGAGTTGATGACGACGCAATACCAGAGCCAAATGTTTTAGAGAATTTAGTTAAACAGATTGGCGACGATGTTGGCGCGGTAGGTGGATCGGTGTTAACACCGCCCTACATGCCAGACACTAGTGATGTCAGCGGCACAATTGACAAAATTAATGACGAACCGAATATCCAGTGGGGAGTAATTAAAGATGTTAAAAATGTTGAGCATTTACATTGCAGTTTTATTTATCGTGCTGGCGTTTGCGATTACAACCTCGGACTTTCTCGAGTCGCTCACAGAGAAGAGACTTTGTTCACATGGCACTTGCATCGAAAGGGTTATAAAATAGTTGTTGTGCCCAACGCAGTGACGTGGCACATGAAAAATCCAGACGGCGGGATTCGTAGCGAGACAAAGAAAGAACTGTACGATCACGACGAGTATATATTTAGAAATACACTGGCGTACAAAGATAAGACAGTGGTAGTGTTAAATTGCGGTATGGGCGATCACTTGGTGTTTAGTCACATACTGCCAGAAATAAAAAACGCTGAGTTGTTTACGTGCTACCCAGAGATAGTTCCTGGTAAGTCAATAGCCGAGGCACAGCACTTGTTTGGTGATATTGAACAGTATAATATCTACGGCAAAATGGATCGGTGGAAGTGGAAGGACAGTTTAGAGAATGCGTACAGGAAGTTGTACTTATGATTATTATATCTCCATACGCAAAAAAGTTAATTAACGGCAAACAAAACCCAAAGAATTACCCGTACTGGGAAGAGCTGATTAAGTTAATTGACGAGCCAATTATTCAGGTTGGCATAGCGGGCGAAAAGCAATTAGTCGAAGACTTTAGACACAATTTGCCAATTAGTGAGTTACGAAAGTTAATTCGTGAGTGCAGGACGTGGATTGGAGTAGATAGTTTTTTTCAGCACTTATGCTGGGATGAAGGCAAAAAAGGGATTGTCTTGTGGTCGGTATCAGACCCATTAATATACGGGCACCCCGAAAACATAAATTTATTAAAAGATCGATCGTGTTTAGTTGAGAATCAATTTCTCTGGTGGGAATTTGTTGAGCACCGAAATGATCGATTTGTAAAACCCAAAGAAGTACTACAATATTTATAAGGGATAAACATGGCAGCATCGGGTTATACACCAATACAGCTATACCATAGCGCTACGTCGGGCGTGTTGCCCGTTGCTGGCAATTTAATTGATGGTGAGTTGGCAATCAACATCGCCGACGGCACACTTTACTATAAAAATAGTTCGGGGGTTGTCACCATATTGGGCGGTATCTCAGGCTACTCTGGCATCTCTGGGTTTTCTGGTATCTCGGGCTACTCTGGCATCTCTGGGTTTTCTGGTATCTCGGGCTACTCTGGAAGTGGCGTAAGCGGCTACTCTGGTTTTAGTGGCACATCAGGATTTAGTGGCACGTCTGGTTTTAGCGGGACATCAGGATTTAGTGGCTTTAGCGGCATCTCTGGCTTTAGTGGTGATTCGGGCTTTAGTGGCATCTCTGGTTTTAGTGGCATCTCAGGGTACAGCGGCGGCACAGGATCAAACGGCGCGTCTGGATTTTCTGGTTACAGCGGCGGCACAGGATCAAACGGCGCGTCTGGATTTTCTGGTTACAGCGGCGGCACAGGATCAAACGGCGCCTCTGGATTTTCTGGTTACAGTGGATCGGGCGTGTCTGGCTACAGTGGCTACAGCGGACGATCGGGGTACAGTGGTGCAACGGGTGTAGGAACCTCTGGCTTTAGTGGAACTAGTGGGTACAGTGGTGTAGATGGCATATCTGGTTACAGCGGTATATCTGGCTACAGTGGTCGATCTGGCTACAGTGGATCGGGTGTGTCTGGCTACAGTGGCACATCAGGCTACAGCGGATCTGGCACATCAGGCTACAGCGGCACATCAGGATACAGCGGCACAAACGTAGCCTACCCAGGCGCTGGTATTCCCGTGTCTACGGGAAGTGCGTGGAGCACGTCGTTTAATAACTCAAGCAATCCAGTCTCGGTGTTCTACGGCGGCATTGGACTCACATCGGTATCGGCTGGTCGTGTATTGTTTGGTAACAACAGCACGGCACTGGGCACCAGCGCAAACTTGTTCTGGGATAATAGTAACGTTAGGTTAGGCGTTGGATACAATGCACCGTCAACCACGCTCTTTGTGTTAGGTGGCAACTCAACCCAGCTCGCACTTGACAATGCCGGTGAACAAAACACGACGGCGTACTGGCTTAATAACGGCGTAACTAAGGCGTACCAGTACTACGACAACACGAACAGTCTGTTTGTCAGTGGCCCCACGGTGGCGTCAACGTACGCATTTATTACCGACAGCACCATCCGCATGCGCATATCCTCTACGGGCAATGTGTCAATCGGAAGCTCGTCCACACCAATTAAGTTGTTGGTTAACAGCACCGACGCACTGGGAATACCGTCTGGCACGGTAGCGCAACGACCCACTGGCGCGACGGGATACATACGCTATAATACGGACTACGCGCAGTTTGAGGGGTACGACGGCTCGATATGGAACGGAATTGGTGGTGCCTCGGCACAGGGCGCAATCTACGAAAATACGCAGAGCATTAACGTTAACTACACCATGTCAACAAACAAAAATGGTCAGAGCGTTGGCCCCATTACCGTAGCATCGGGCGTAACAGTAACTATTCCCAGCGGCAGCCGTTGGGTTGTCTTATAAGGAAAACATATGTCTTCAGTCGTAATTTCAGGTGATACATCAGGAGCTATAACATTAGCCGTCCCTGCGGTAGCGGGGACTAATACCGTTACGATTCCTGCTACTACAGGAACACTGGCATTAACATCACAAATCCCAGCGGCTTACGCTGGCCCAAGAGCGCAAGTTTTTGTTGCTAACGGAACATTTACTATTCCATCAGGTGTAACTGCGGTTAAAGTTACTGTTATTGGCGGTGGCGGTGGCGGTGCTGGAGATACTACTGACGGAACTTCAGGTGGAACTTCATCTGTATCGTCAGGAACTCAATCTATTACAACAATTAGCGGTACTGGTGGAAGCACAAGATATGGTAGTGGTGGAAGCGGAACGAATGGTGATTTAAATATGAGTGGTGGTGGTGGAAGTGCTTCTACAACTCAAAACGCTGGTGGTGGAACTCTTTATGGTTTTGCTTATGGTTCTAATTACGGAAGTGGTGGTAGTGGTGATTATGGTGGTGGCGGTGGCGGTGGAACTGCTATTAAATGGTTATCAGGTTTAACTGCTGGAAATACATTAACAGTAACTAGAGGTGGCGGTGGAACAGGCGGCACTACTGGTGGTAATAGTGGTGCTGGCGGTGTAATAGTTTTTGAATACTAAAGGAATAAAAAATGGAACAAAACTATTTAATGATTAATCCGTCTAATGTTGTTGATAATGTTGTTACTTGGGATGGTAATCCTAACACATGGCAACCACCAAGTGACTATTTAATGTTAGTTCAAGCAACTACTCCCGCTTTAGTTTGGGTAGCAGTAAAAGTTGATAATAAAATTACAGATTATGTATTAGAAGAAATTGTTGGACAAGGCGGCATTGGTTTTACTTGGGATGGTACAGTTTTAACTACCAATCAACCTAAACCACCTATTCCTACAAATGAGGAGTTAGCATAATGGCATATGGTACTTTAAACGCTGATGTAATTCAGTCCTCAGTAAGCGGAGTATCTTTAGGGGCTGGTAACGCTTCTATTATGAAGAACCGCATCATCAATGGTGAGTTTACAATAAGTCAATATAACGGAACTTCCAGCACAACTCCTACTGCAAATGGTACATATGTAATTGATAGATGGACTGCAAGATTAACTCAAGCATCTAAATATTCTACTCAACAATTATCTGCTTCTCCACCAGTAGGATTTAATAACTACCTTGGCATTACTTCTTTATCAGCTTATTCAGTAGGCTCTACTGATTATTTTTCTATTGAACAAAGTATTGAAGGTTTTAATTTTCAAAATTTAGGATGGGGAACTGCCAATGCAAAAACAGTAACTTTGTCATTTCAAGTATATTCAAGTCTTACTGGTACTTTTGGCGGTGTTTTTTATAATTATTTAGGAACAAGATGTTATCCATTTAGTTATACGGTTTCTTCTGCAAATACTTGGACAACAATTTCAATAACTGTTGCTGGTGATACAACAGGAACATGGAACACAGGAAATGCTGGTGCTTGCACAGTTTCTTTTGGACTTGGTGCTGGTTCTAGTGTTTCAGGAACTGCTGGTTCTTGGGGTGGAACTTTATATCGTTCAGCCACAGGAGCAACATCCGTAGTAGGAACAAACGGAGCAACCTTCTACATTACGGGCGTGCAACTAGAAGTAGGAAGTAGTGCTACTGGATTTGAGTATCGTCAGTATGGTCAAGAGTTAGCTTTGTGTCAGAGGTATTATTACCAATTAACTATTACAAACTATAGAACTATGGTAATTGATAATGCAACTACTGGTTTTCTAACTTTTGATTTTCCTGTTCAACAACGAACAGCACCAACAGGCATTTCTACAACAGGTACCTTTACTTATACAACTGCTGGTGGAACTTTTTCTGGAACATCAACGGTTTCATTTAATAACGCAAGTATTTCAAGTGGGTTTTTAGGTTGTACTGGTGCCAGTATGACCGCTGGTCAAGTTGGTCTTTTAACAGGAACAAGCGCATCTATTGGGTTTACTGGAGCTGAACTATGACCTATAAACTTTATAAAACTTTTCCTCATGGTAAAGATGCGGCAATTAAAACAAATGACGATGGTTCAACTGTTAGTTTCATTTTTAACTCAGCCAACACAGACTATCAAGCTTTTAAGTCTGCTATTAACGCACAGACAGCACAACTTGAAGATGCTGACGGCAACTTAATGACACCTGAACAAGCAATCACTTATGTAGGAACATTACCATGACAACTGTAATTAATGGTTCAAGCCCGTCAATCACATTTAGTGATGGCACAACGCAGAGCACTGCGGCGGGGTTTGATTCTGGAACAGCCATACTATTTAATCAAACCTCTGCGCCAACGGGGTGGACTAAATCTGTTGCCAACGACAACGCAGCATTACGGGTTGTATCTGGTTCAGTTAGCACTGGTGGCTCTGTGAACTTTACAACCGCATTTGCGGCAAATAGTATCGGCGCAACAACACTTTCTGAAGCACAAATTCCAAGCCATACTCATAGCATGGTGCCTTTATCTACCTGTGGAGGGTTCGGAGCAGCACTTTATTCGTATGCATTTGGTGGGTAGTTCTTCTCTTAACTTGGCTAGGTCTTGCTTTAGTTCTTGGACGGCCGTCCACAGCTCCCGACAGAACCAGCCCAGTACCGCGCAGATAACCGGCAGCAGAAAGTTAATCACATTTTGGAGATCCATATACTAAACTTTCCGTGGCAGTGGGGGTGGTCGGTTGGTGGTCAGCTTTTGTGTGGCGCTGTCCCAGGTAAAGTCTTGCTTGCCCGCTCCGACGACCTCGGCCTGCACCCAAGTGTCTCCGTCGTTTAG